CTTATAATTTATATAAGGCGGACTGGTAGATCTTTGGCAGGATCTACCAGAGGATGACAAGTCCTCTTTCATCTGACCCATAAGGGGTGCAAACCCTACTGCAGATACAGCAGCGTTAGTCTGCATGCCAGCCCTTACGGGTGTGACCATCAGGTGAAATACCTGATATATCATGGTGTGTTAACACCTCGCCACGATGAACAATGGCTAAAATTACGCCCCAAGGCCCAAGCTAACGGTCTGAATTAACAAAACCGTTTTCTTATTCAAATACCTTAAAATGTTCCAAGTCATCGGTAGATGGTTCTTGGACTCCATCTTAAGATATTCGAATCCCGGACTAGATAAGCCTCTTACAGCTTTTCTGGAACGGTTGGCCAAGAAAACTGAAAAGTGGATCTCCACAAGGGGCAGCGTAGAAGCAATTATGATGCTTAAACGTCTGCGGGTAGTTATCTACCGTTACCTTGCGGGAGATCCTCTATTCGTAACAGGGCTCGCCCAATACCGGGACGGCCTACCAAAGATCCTAGGACCTGAGGTAGCCGACGGTATTAGGCGGGGTGAGGTGGCGATAATCCGGGCAACCTTGAGTTTTCTTCAAATCTCAAGGATCATTCCAGGATGGAAAAAGTTGGATCTCAGTCCAATCTTTCTCCCTCCACGGAAGGAGTTTACTAGCCTGCAAGAAGAATTCAAGTCCTTCTTGGTAGACAGTAACGCTCTGCCACGGGCCCAGTCATGGGCCTGGGATTATCTACACCCCACTACTCGTATGGGACCGAATGGTCCTGCATTAAATAATGCGACCTTCGATTTCTACCCATGGTGGACGAGGTTTGGCTATGCGCCAATCTCCCTACCTGGGAAGTATCAAAAGTTGCTCATTTATTTGCAAGAAATGATTCCTCATTTCTCTCATTGGCCATCTAACCCTAAAGATAAGTTTAAGGATAAACCAATCCTTAGACGCTTATCTACGGTAGATGACAAAGAGGCGAAAGAAAGAGTCATTGGAATTGTCGATTACTGGTCGCAGTCCCTTTTGAAACCGTTCCATGAATCCATTCTGAGGATTCTTGGTAGGTGGCAAACGGACCTGACCAGTGGTCAAAACATTTCCCCATTCGGAGATCATTCCCAAAAATACTGGAGCATAGACCTTACGTCTGCAACAGACAGATTTCCAATTTCCTTACAAGAAATTGTTGTCAGTCAGTTGGAGGGCGAAGTCTTTGCTCGAGTGTGGAAGGACCTTATGATAGGTGAACCCTTTGAGTTTCGCGGTAAGTATTATAAATACGCTACCGGTCAACCCATGGGGGCTTACTCATCTTGGGCCGTCTTCGCACTCACTCACCACCTTTGGATTCAATTCTCTGCAAAGAGAGCTGGTTTAAGGCTCCCTTTCTTAGATTATCGTCTCCTGGGTGATGATGTGGTAATTAGGAATGATCGGGTGGCTCAGGAATACCTTTCTCTTCTCGAGCTCATTGGAGTTGACGTGTCTAAGGATAAGACCTTAGTTTCACCCGATTCCTTTGAATTCGCTAAGAGATTCTTCTATAAAGGTACCGAGGTTACTGGATTCCCACTTGCTGGGATACAGAACACGGCCAAGGGGGTTACTGAAACCCTCATGGTCTTATCGGAATCCTTAAGAAGAGGATATCCTGATCCATTCGATAACAACCGGGATACCTTACTTGAGCTGTTTAGAGCTCTACGTAGAGGTTCTATCAAAGGTTTTATAACCTGGGATAATGACTTCCACCAGAGACTAAACATCAAAGGTATGGCATTTTGGTGTTATCTCACTAGGTTCCAGAACGTTCCCCTACTTCGATATGTTGTCGAGTCAAAACTCGGGTATGAACTTCATCCTGAGTATGACGACGAAAACTTTGTCGACTTAGTGGGAATGTTTCTCGCTCGCGGAGTAATCCAGAATCAAACCGAACTGATCTTTAGAGATCAGGGTATGATGCAGGAGATCGCTACAGGTTTACCAGAAGATATGAAAGAATATCATAAACTTATGATGCCTGTAATGATCGTGCTCCAAGAAGAGTACATGAAACTTGTTACCAATATTTCAGTTCTCGAATCCAATCTTGCAGAGCAAGACTGGCGAGAAGTCCTCTTTAGGAGCTGGATTGAATTGGATGTAAATCCAACTCAGATCCTTGCCTCCGAAAGGAGAGTTCAAGCCAAGCGTGCACAGTCACGTGCTATCTCTCTAGGATTCAAATATCTGAAGGACGAAAGTCCACCAGTTGATTCGCTAGGTAAAAATAGCTTTGACCTTCACAAATCGATAGACATGTCCAAGGTTCCCCCTGGACAGGGCTTCTCGATGTGTGTTATGGGCTCAGGCTAGGTCCGCCTAGTGTTCGCCTCGTG